TGGTGTGGTTAGCGGTGAGGTACATTTCCAGACAGACAATGATGTACTCTCACCGGAACTGCTGCCCTGTGGTGAACGACTGTACTACAATGGGCAGATAGGTTCTGTAAAGTTTATCACTAATGATTTTCATAGCGCAGAGACAAGAGCTAAAATGTCTGCATCTGCCCTTAATAAGGGGCCGTATAAAATAACATTTCAAGATGGTCATACAGAGAATTGGGATACTATGATAAAAGATGGTTATGATAAGGGCGCTGTATTGAAAGTTAAAAATAAAGTAAGAAATAAACATAAAGACATAGTAAAAGTAGAAAGGATAGGGTCTGATGACAAATGAAGTACCGGACTTCGGTACACTGTACGATCTAACTAACAAGGATGCAGACAAGACACTGCATCTAGCTATAGTTCTTCAAGCTTTGTTAGACCTATCCAAACCTAAAGAACCTACTGAGAGTTTAGAGACAGTGCTTCACCGTGATCAGGCAAGCGCATGGGTCTTCTGTTCTATTGGAGTAACCTGTGAAAACTTTGAGTCAACCTGTGAGCTTGCTGGTCTGGAGCCTGAAGCTGTGAGAAGTTTTGCTGTTAAAACTGTAACATCGGAGAACGTAAATGAAATTAGACGAAAGCTCAATAGCTTCTTATGACGAACGTAACTACCCAAACAATGAAAGAAACTATGATTATTATGCTAGACGTATGAAAGAAGAGAAAGCACTTCAACAACAAGTAGGAGGACAACACTACAAGGGATGCAAGATACAACCAGTAGAATATATCCATGCAAATGGGCTTGACTATCTGGAGGGTAATGTGATAAAATACATCACTCGACACCGCACTAAGGGAGAGGGGAGAAAGGATATAGAAAAAGCGATCCACTATGCCCAACTCATATTGGAAATGGAATACGACAACTAGAAGGGGAACAAAGCTATGCCACAATTTCGATCTAATGAGAACCCGATGTTTCGCTCCAAGTTTAGCGAAGACATCTTTAAACACAAGTACGCCCATCATGGGTGCGAGACATGGGACGCACTGTCATCTACTCTGGTAGACGATGTGTGTCAAAACTATTTGAACAAGGATGACAAAGACGAACTGAAACGTATGATCACTGACCTGAAGTTTATTCCCGGTGGTCGATATCTTTATTATGCTGGACGTGATAATAAGTTCTTTAACAATTGCTATCTACTCAAAGCAGAGGAGGATACCAGAGAAGATTGGGCTGACATCTCTTGGAAGTCAGAGTCCTGCCTTATGACAGGTGGTGGCATCGGAGTGGACTACTCTGTGTACCGTGAGGAAGGACGTATCCTCAATGGCACAGGCGGTCTTGCCTCTGGTCCTATACCAAAGATGCAGATGATCAATGAGATTGGACGAAGGGTTATGCAGGGTGGTAGTCGTAGGTCTGCTATCTATGCCAGCCTTAACTGGAAACATGCCGATGTAAATAAGTTTCTTGCCAGTAAGAACTGGTATGATATGCCAGTGGGTGAGACAGGTTTCTCCATTGGTCAGGTAAAGGAACAAGACTTTAACTTTGTTGCACCGCTGGACATGACAAACATCAGCGTTAACTATGACACAGAATGGTTACTTAATTATTGGAAGACAGGAGATACAGGAGATGTCTTTAGGACTAATGTACGTCAAGCTCTTAGAAGCGCAGAACCGGGCTTCTCGTTTAATTTCTTCGACAAGGAAAAGGAGACGCTACGTAATGCTTGCACGGAGGTTACATCTGAAGATGATTCTGATGTTTGTAATCTTGGTTCTGTTAATATGGGGCGTATTGACGATCTGAAAGAGTTCGCAGATGTAGTAGAACTTGCAACTAAGTTTCTGCTATGCGGAACACTACGAGCCAAGCTGCCCTACGATAAGGTGTATGAAACCAGAGAGAAGAACCGTAGGCTTGGTCTTGGCTTGATGGGTATGCATGAATGGCTTATCAAGGGAGGAGAGAAGTATGAAGTTACGGAAGGTCTTCATAAATGGTTATCGGTGTATAAAGGCGTTAGTGATCACGTTAGTACCAGCTTTGCTAGTGTTCTTGGGTGTAGTCGTCCTGTCGCTAATCGTGCCATTGCTCCAACTGGATCAATAGGTATTCTTGCAGGAACATCCACAGGTGTAGAGCCTATCTTTGCTGTTGCTTACAAGCGCAGGTATCTGAAGGGTGGCAATCGTTGGCACTATCAGTACGTGGTGGACAGTGCAGCACAGGAGATCATTGACCTATATGGTGTTGACCCAAAGAATATTGAGTCAGCCCTTGATCTTGCAGAGGACTACAAGAGGCGTATAAAGTTTCAGGCAGATGTACAGGACTATGTTGATATGTCTATCAGCAGTACAATCAATCTGCCCAAGTGGGGGAGTAAGCTTAACAATGAAGATACAGTTGATGAGTTTACTAATACTCTTGCTTCTTATGCTCACAGGCTGCGAGGTTTCACGGTGTACCCTGATGGATGTAGGGGAGGACAACCTCTATCTTCGGTGCCGTATTCTGAAGCTGTAGAAAAGCTTGGTGAGGAGTTTGAGGAAGGACTAGAGACGCATGACATCTGTGACATCACTGGACATGGAGGATCGTGTGGAGTGTAACTGGTTTCCTACTGATGAGTCAAAGGAGAAAAGTAGAGAGTGCCAGAAGAGTTGTATAATTGATCCAACACAAACTTTTTGCACAGTCTGTAAAAGAACTATGAAAGAAATTAGAGAAAGGGGTGAAACTTCTAACGCATACGGTTAGTAGATTAGCACTTGTAGTTCAACTGGATAGAACAACAGACTTCTAATCTGTAGGTTGCAGGTTC